ATAGTTTCTTTTACGAGGCATATGACTCCTGTTATAGTTTTAGGTTAAGCATATTGTATGTGTTTTTGCGAATAAAGTGTGTGTATAAAGTTGCGTTTAGGTTAAAACGGTTGTGTGAATTTAACCATTTGAGGTTAAAAAGGTTTGGATAATATACGCAGTTAATTAACAACATAAATACAGCAAACATTATTTATAAAGCAACCACAATGGCAGAAAATAACACAATAGTCGAAGGTGTAGATCAAACAGGTAACACAGGTGTCGAACAGATTGTTAGCGAACCAACAACTGCACAATTAGAAGCACAAGACGAAGCACTTGAGAATGCTTATAATTACTCTCAGAATATACAGAACCCCGACAATCAATCTGCCCTCACTGGACAACGTGGAGAACGTAACTTAGATGACTGGCGTGTTAGATTACGTCTAGCACCACAAAGTGATTATTTGTACAATGCCCCAGATCCTGGAATACTTGCTCCGTTGAAACAAACAGACGGAATAATTTTTCCATATACACCGAGTATTAACCAAAGTCTTGTTGCAAGATACAGTGCGTATGATTTGCCACACTCAAACTACAGAGGCTTTTTCTACGGTGGTAGTAACCAAAACGAAGTTGTTGTTAATGCAAGATTTACAGCACAAGATACTAAAGAAGCAGATTACCTTCTAGCAGTGATGCATTTTTTGAAAAGTTGTACAAAAATGTTTTATGGACAAGATGCACAACGTGGAACTCCGCCACCGTTGGTATTTTTATCCGGATTAGGTGACTATCAATTCAACGAACATCCTTGTGTTGTTAGCACCGTAAACATAAACTTGCCTAACGATGTAGACTATATCAAGGCAGGAAATGCCGGACAAAGCACCACAAACTTTTTAGGTCCAACAAATCAACAAACTAATAAATCTCCTAATTTTATTTCAAGTATATTGAGTAGATTGTTTGGCAGTGGATTGAGTTTTGGCGGCAACGAAGAAGTTAGATACACAAGCGAAACTGTGTACAGAGCAGACAGCGAAGGTGTAACAAGAGTTCCAACAAGTATAGAAATATATTTTAACTTGTTACCAATACAAACAAGATCGCAAATCAGTAACGAATATAGTCTTAAAGATTATGCTAGTGGTAAATTACTTAAGAGAGGATACTGGTAATGTATAGTTCAACAAGTCCATATTTTGAAACAAAAATAAACAAAAACGGATTGGGTATGATGACAAATAGGAGTATACCTAAATATTCAGATGATTTAAGTTTTCAAATAACAAGTGTTTATGATAGACGTCCAGATCTCCTGGCATATGACTTATACAGAGAGACAGATTTGTGGTGGGTGTTTGCGGCACGTAATCCAAATACTTTAGCAGATCCTCTTAACGACTTTGTTGAAGGCACAACAATACGTATTCCAAAACTAGATGTTCTAAGAGAAACATTGGGATTCTAAAATGACTCTTGGACCTATCACAGTTTTTTTAAAGGATAAAGAAAAAGGCGATGCACTAGGATCGGACAACAATGCGGCCGCTCAAGTAAACGAAGATAAAAAAGCAGGCAAAGATGGAGCAAGAGTACAGTCTCCTTTTATAAAAGAAGCAGGCAAAGATGATGTTACTAAAAATCCCATATCTCGTAACTCAACTGGCGATGATTTAAATTTATTAGCCATACCCAAAACAAACGCCAAGTTTCCAAACACACAAACAATTGAAGAAGCAGTGGGCGTTGCTGATTTTACTAGTCCTGGCACAAGTGTAAGGGCACCAATTGATACTGTATCAAACAAAGACGGCGACAGTGATGTTTCACGAGCAGACGAAAATGTACAAACAACAGGCAAAGATAATATTGCCAGCGAGTTTTTTGAAGAGATAAAGTCAACTCCAAACAAGTTTAAAGACTTTGCTACAATGACATACAGTGTGAGTCTGTATATGTTAGGCAAAGCACAGTACAACGAAATGGTCAGCAGTGGAACAAAAAGTGTAAAAGGATTATACCTGCTTATGCAAAGTGGTGGAATCAGTGCTAATCCTGTTGGCAATCATGGTGCTAAAAGAAGTGTAAACTTTTTTAAGAATGACTTTTATATCGATGATGTTGAATTAAAAGGAATGGTCAGTGGCACAAGTGTAGGTTCAGCACACAATACATTTGAAATGAATTTTGTAGTTACTGAACCAAATGGACTGACATTCTTAGAACAGTTACATGGCATTGTACAAGAATACAATATTGCGGCAGGTGTAAGCAAAGACAGAATTAATTATGCGGCACAGAACTTTTTAATGGTTGTACGGTTTTATGGTTACGATAAAAATGGAAAACAAATAACAGGAAGAGACATTGGGTTAACAGAAACATTTAGTGATTTAACATCAGTTAGTGAAAAGTTTATTCCTTTTCAATTTAGTAGCATACAGTTTGCTATAGAAAATGAGGTAGTCAGATACAGATGTAAAGCAGTAGCACCACAAACACAAATACCATTTGGTGTAGCAAACTCTACTATTCCATTTAACACTGAACTCATGGGACAAACTGTCAAACAAGTTTTAACAGGTGTTGAAGAACAAGCACAAGCAGACGGAGAGGAAGAACAGTCTGCAGAAGATTTAGAAGCACAAGATGAATTGCTAGAAACCAATTATCAAATATCTTTGTTAGAGGCTCTAAACGCTGAACAGAAACTTTTAGTTAAAAAACAAGTATATGAACATCCAAACGTTTACAAAATTGAATTTGAAAAAGACAGCGGCATTGGTACTGCAAGTGTTGTAACAACAGCAGACACAACAGATCTAGACTCTACAAATATGTCCCTAACACAACAAGCACAACAAAACTTGTTAACCAATAAAGGATTTTATGATCCTAAAACAAAACGTTTTTCAATACAAGCAGGTACTTCGATAGTTCAAGCAATAGATATGTTGATAAGAACAAGTACATATATTTCCGATCAACAAAATATAAAGTTTGATGAGAAGACTGGAAAAATAAGCAAAAAAGATAAAAGTCCAGAAGTGCTACAGTGGTTTAAAATAAGAACACAAATCAAAATGTTGGAGTACGACAACAAACGTAATGACTTTGCTTACGAAATAAAATATGTAGTTTCTAGATATCAAATTAATAATTTACGTAGTCCTTTCTTTGGGCCTCCAAAGTACAGAGGCGTACACAAAGAGTACAACTATTGGTTTACTGGTGAGAACACAGAAGTACTAGACTTTAGACAAGACTATAACTATTTGTACTATCAAACAATGTCCGGTGATGTTGGAGTTCCGCATTTACAAAACAATGCTCGAGAATTACAAAGACGTTACTATCAGCGTAACTCAAGTGAAAGTAGCAGAGGTGGTAAAAACAGAGTAACAGCAGGAGCGGCCAATGCCGCAAGTATCTTGTATTCACCAAGCGATCAAGCATCTGCAAGTTTAACAATCGTCGGAGATCCTGATTGGATAGCACAAAGTGAATTGTTTTATAGTCCTGACTCAGTGGGTGTTGGATTAGGTCCATTCATGCATGATGGTAGTATCAATTACGATGCTTCGGAAGTTTTATTTGCTATCAATTACAACACACCAGTTGATTATAATTTAGCAACTGGTTTAGCAGACACAGGTACTAAAAACTTAGGACGTGACTTAGCAAGTGGAATACCTGGTAAGTCAAACATTAGTTTAGTTTATAGAGCAAACACAATAACTACATATTTGAGCAATGGTGCCTTTAGACAAAACTTACAAGGCAGTTTAATGTTGTTCCCAACAGAAGATCAAAAAGAAACTGAGAAAGAAGAAATGAATGACATTGTTGAAAAAACATTAGTAGAAAACCCACCGACTAACGGTATGGTATTTGATTATGATTTTGGCGAGTGGGTGTTTGAACAAGAACTCGATGAAAATTCCGATACCGGTGAAGACACAGGTGTTGAAGCAACCGAACGAGATGACTAATGGCTGATAATATTATCAAAAACAGAGGACGTACAGCAGGCTATAAATTAGACCGCGGAGGTATGCCTACTGAGAGTGGTCCGTTTATTGGCATTGTTAAAAATAATTCAGATCCAAACAGAACTGGACGAATTCAAGTTTATATCGAAGAGTTTTCAAAGTTAAGTAAAGACGATCCCACAGGTTGGAGAACTGTCAGTTACATGACACCTTACTACGGAAAAGTTGAACACAACGGTACATCAGAAGGTACAGGAACTTTTGTAGGCAACACACAAAGTTATGGCATGTGGTTTACAGCACCAGACATTGGAACACGTGTTATGTGTTTCTTTGTAAATGGAGATCCCGGTTACGGATATTACACAGGATGCGTTCCGGAAAGTGGACTCACACACATGGTACCTGCAATAGGCGGCAATGTAACAGAGATTAATGTTAAAAACAAAGAACTCACAGAGGACCCACGTTACTATGATAACGACAAACCAGAACACAAATCTATTGTTGCTACAATGTACCAGCAAGGATTACAAAACGATACTATAAGAGGACCTATAACAAGTTCTTCGCAACGTGAAAGTCCAAGTACTGTGTTTGGTATTTCGACACCTGGACGTCCTGTGTATGCAAATGGTATGTACGATGCTGATGCTAAACAAACATTAGAAGACAACATAACAAACGAAACAGCAGATCCAGAAGATGTAAAAATTATTGGACGCAGAGGTGGACATTCAATTGTAATGGATGATGGAGATTTAGAAGGTAACAATCAGTTAATGCGTTTGCGTACAAGTTTGGGACACCAAATAACAATGAGCGACGATGGAGAAACTTTTTATATCACACACGCAAATGGTCAATCATGGATTGAATTAGGCAAAGCAGGAAACATAGATGTGTTTAGTACAAACTCCGTTAATGTAAGAACACAAGGTACAATTAATTTACACGCAGACGAAGATGTAAACATTAATGCTGGCAACAATGTAAACATAAAAGCAAACAATACGTTTAACACAGAGTCTACTGGAAATACAAATATTGGTGCCAAACAAATTGATTTAAACAAGAGCGGTGCAAGTACTACAACAACATCAATAAATAGTTACAAGGATGTTGAGATAACAGATGATGGATGGACAGCAACCGAAGATAATGATTTAAGTTCTATTTGTACAGTTGTTCCAACTCACGAGCCGTACGCAAACCACGGCATAGGAGATACTGGAATAACTCCAATAGACAGAGACACATTGGATGAACAAATTGTTACTTTGATAGATAATAAAAAAGTAGAACCACCTAAATACACATAACAAAAATGTACAAAGGATATAACACAATAGGTAAGATTAAAAATTTCAAAATCTCAGACTACGAGTTAGTAAAAAGAGATTTTTTAAATAATCTCAACATAAGACAAGGCGAGGTACCAGGACGACCAGAAGTCGGTACAACACTATGGCACTTTGTGTTTGATCCCAACACAGAGGACACTGTTAGAAAATTAAAAGCAGAAATACAACGACTTGCGGACACAGATCCAAGACTGACAATCGAAGATATAAACATCGAAGCAAAAGCATACACAGTTTTAATGGAAGTAGGTGCTAGAATATACCCCAATGTTGAAATAGAAATACTATACGTCAACTTTGATCAAAACACAAACACAGCAAGTTATACTTCATAATATACGTAGTTTATAAACGTCATAAATAACAAAAAGCAAATTATTAAGTTATTATGGCAACAAGTTCAAGACAAACACGTATATTTGGTTTAGAAGACTGGAAGTCTTTATATCAAACTTACAACCAAGCAGATTTCCAAAGTTATAACTTTGAAACTTTACGTAAAAGTTTTGTAGATTACATTAGACAAAACTACCCAGAAGACTTCAACGATTATGTTGAATCTTCGGAGTTTATTGCGTTACTTGATGTTATAGCATTTATGGGACAAGCAATCTCATACAGACAAGACTTAAACACACGTGAAAACTTTTTAGACACAGCAGAACGCAGAGACTCAGTTGTGCGTTTAGCAGACTTAGTCAGTTATACACCAAAACGTAACGAGAACTCAAGTGGATTTTTAAAAGTAACAAGTGTTGCCACAACAGAAAATATCACAGATTACAATGGTGTTAATTTAGCAAACGTAAAAGTACGTTGGAATGACTCAACTAATTTGGATTGGCAAGACCAATTTAACACAGTACTAAATGCACTGTTAGTTGATTCACAAAAAATAAACAATCCTGGAAGATCAGCAACAGTGTTAGGCATTGATACAGATGAGTACACAGTTAACTTAGCAAACAATCTACTTCCAGTTATTCCATTTAGTAGCAATGTAAATGGAACTGCAATGAATTTTGAAATTGTCAGTTCTACTACAGCAAACAGTACAAGAGTTTATGAACCTGCTCCAGTTTTAAACGGAGACTTTAATTTCTTATACAGGAATGACAAACAAGGATTTGCATCTGCAAACACAGGTTTCTTTTTCCACTTTAAACAAGGTACACTGACAAACAAAGACTTTACATTGAATGACAGAATTGCAAATAGAAGTGTTGATGTAAATGTGGAAGGTGTTAACAATAACGATGTATGGTTGTATGAATTAAATACAACAACAGGTGAAGTCATAAACGAATGGGAGCAAGTTGAAAACGTTTATGCTCCAAAAACATCACAAACAAACACAAGTGATAAAAAATATTTTAGTGTAACTAGCAGAACAAACGACCAAGTAACATATAACTTTGGCGATGGTGCATTTGCAGATATCCCATTGGGTTTCTTTAGAACATTTGTTCGTGTCAGTAATGGCAGAGAATACACAATTAACAAAAATGATATCACAGGTGTAAGTATTTCTGTTCCATACGTTAGTAGAACAGGAAGAAGTGAAACAGCAACATTCACGATGTCACTTACACAAAATGTAAGCAACGCAAGTAGCAGAGAAACAATCGACGAAATCAAACGTAATGCTCCAGCAAGATTCTACACACAAAATAGAATGGTCAACGGCGAGGATTACAACAATTATCCTTACACTGCTTACAGTAGTATTATTAAATCAAAAGCAATTGCTAGATCAAACATTGGCACAAGTAGACATTTAGATTTAGTTGATCCAACTGGAAAGTATTCCAGTGTTAATACTTTTAATTCGGACGGTGTTATATATCAGGATACTAAACAATCAAGTTTTACTTTTGACTTTGATGACAAAAACGATGTCAACGATGTAATAAGAAATCAAATTGAACCAATACTTGCTGATAGAAGTACAGTTCATTTGTATCACAACGAATACACAAGAAAAGATTTAACTACTATAGATATCAGTTGGAAACAAAGTACAACTACAACAAATACAACAACTGGATATTTTAAAAATTCATCAGGTACACCATTGGCAATATCAAGTTATGCAGGTGGTAATGCACAGTACATTGCTCCAAATGCCTTAGTTAAATTTAAAACTCCGGATGCTGATAGTAACGGTGTTTATTACTTTGATGAAAATAATAGATTAAAACAAAAAGTAGCACTAGATTCAACAGATGTCACAACAATATGGACCAGTGTTAAAAGTGTTGTATTAGATGGAACAAACTTTGGATCAGGCAACGACGATGATGGAGTTGGTCCAGTAGTACTTACAGATTTTGTACCAACTGATGCAGAAGTAGAAGAAGTAATTCCTGTATTCAACACAGACTTGCCAACAGCACTTGAATCAGACATTTTAGATCAAGTAGAACTTTACAATGACTTTGGTTTGGGATATGATGCAGATGCAGGCGAATGGTATATTATTACAAGTACAAACATTGATAAAACAGGTGACTTTGATTTAGCAAACGCACAAGACACAAGTGGAACTGGTATTGATGCCAGTTGGTTTGTAAAACTAACAGCAACAGATAACGTTTACACAGTCACAAACAGAGAACTAAATTATTATTTCAGTAGTGTATTAGAGTCACGTTTTTACTACAACAAAAATGATAAAATATATGATCCAAAAACTGGACAAGTTGTAAACGATTTTGTTAAGGTACTAAAGACAAATACACAACCAGGAAGCAACAATCAATTAAAGACAGATATCAAACTAGACATTGTTGATCAGCCTGTGTTATCAGATGGATTCGTTAATGACTACTTAGTTGAAGTAAGTTACACAGATGATGATTCGGATGGAGTTGCTGATAATCCAGATTTCTTCACAGACATCTCTACTACAAATGGACAAGTATTTTTCCAAACAACTACTGATGCAGATAACTTAGAAAGAGATTTACCACTAGCAAGTGGAACTGTTGAAGCAGACTATAATGAAACAACAGACAGTGAATTAGTATTAACAAGTTATCCAGAAAATCAACTGTTTTACTTTGCTAACGAAACAAACAAGTTTAGAAAATTAGTTGATGGTGAATTAACAGTTGTAACTGATATTGTTTTAAAAACTGGAAGACAAGATTTACAATTCCAATACAGACACAACAGCAGTGAGTCTCAAAGAATTAATCCTGGTTTAACAAACATCATCGATATGTATTTGGTTACAGAAAGTTATTACAACAGTTACAGAAACTATGTTCAAGACACAACTAATACAGTGTTGGAACCAACAGCACCTACAATCAACGAATTGAGCAGTGCTTATGCTGGATTAGAAGATAAGAAAATGTTAAGTGATAACATTGTTATGAACAGTGTTACATTTAAACCATTGTTTGGCACTAAAGCAAGTACAGATTTGAGAGCAAACATAGAAGTTGTAAAAGCACCCAACACTGTAATTAGCGACAGCGAAATAAAGAGTCAAGTAGTAAGTACTATCAACGATTATTTTGATATTGATAACTGGAGTTTTGGAGATACATTTTACTTCTCGGAACTTTCGGCTTACTTACATGAACAATTGGGAACAATAATTGGAAGTGTGGTAATTACACCAAAGGATACAAGCAAGAGTTTTGGAAATTTGTATGAGATAAAATCGGGTGCAAATGAAATTTTTGTAAATGCGTTAACAGTTAACGATGTTGTAATTGTTAAGAACTTGAGTCAAAGTACTTTAAACGGATAATAGCAAATGGCAAGAAATAGATCAGTAGATTTTTTACCTGAGATTTTTAAAACAGATCCCAATAAGGAATTTTTATCCGCAACACTTGACCAACTCACACAAGAACCCAAATTAAAACAAGTACAAGGTTACATTGGTAACAAGTTTAAAGGTGGCGTAAAAACAAACGACACTTACTTGACTGAACCAACAATTGAAAGAGCAAACTATCAATTAGAAACTGGTGTTGTTTTTAATGATGAGAACAACGATGTTCAACAAGCAATAACATATCCAGAAATTATCGATGCACTTAAAACACAAGGTGCAAATGTCACACGTCACGATAGACTTTTTAGTAGCGAAGCATACAGTTGGAGTCCGTTAATTGATTTAGATAAATTTATCAATCATACACAATACTACTGGATGCCTAATGGCCCAGACAGTGTTGACGTTCAAGCAACAGAAATAGATTTCACAGACACATATGTAGTAACCGAAGAGGACAACTATTACAGTTTTGATGGCATTGCAGGTGAGAATCCAACATTAACATTGGCACGTGGCGGAGAATATACCTTTCGAGCAGATTCAGAAAAGTTCTATATACAAACAGAACCAGGAACAAGTGGTACTAAAGCCTCTACACCAAATGTAAGTACAAGAGAAATTAATGGCGTCACAAACAACGGTGGTGGAAACATTACCTTTGCTGTGCCAGAAGCATCTGCACAACAGTTTTATCATGATTTAACTAAAGTAACAAATGTCGATTTGGCAACCTTCTCAAGATTTGATTCTATTAATGGTGCAGTATTAAGCAACTTAAAAACAATCGATGGTGTATCTGATTTAAACGGTAAGACAATTATATTCCTAGACAAAACAGCAGGTGATAGTGCAGACTTGGGTTGGCAATATTTAGATTTGTTTGAATCAAATGATGGATTCGAATCAGATGCAATGGATGAGCCAACATATATTGATTCACAAGCAGACAGATACAGCGTCTACAAAATCCAATATCTAACAAGTGGCGATAGTACTGTTTTGAAACTTGTCAAAATTAAAGCAATCAACAAACACGAAAAATTCGATATCAACTATGGCAATACGTATGCTGGTTTAACTTTTTATAAAAATTCAGCAGGATACTTTGATGAAGTTCCTGTGTTGACTGCATCGGCAACAAAATTGTATTATCAAGATGCCACAAATGCCGATAGATTTGGTATTATAAATTTAGTAGACAATGTTGAAAATGTAGAACTAAATGTTGATGAAGATATTGTTGGAAAAGCAACTTACACAAGTCCCAATGGTGTTCAATTTACAAACGGATTAAAAGTTGTCTTTAGAGGAAATGTAGAACCAGAAACTTACAGTGAAAAAACATACTGGGTTGAAGGAGTAGGCACAAGTATTGTTTTGATACCAACTGAAAATTTAATAACTCCGGAATCGTTTACAGAAAGCGAAACACAACCGTACGATAGTTTGGGGTACGATTCGAGTAGTTTTGATTCTGCACTTAATTCTCCTATAGGAATTGATTACTTTACAATAAACAGAGCGAGTAATGATCTAAATGCTTGGACCAGAGGAAACAGATGGGTTCATAAACAAGTCATTGAAAAAACTGCCGAGTACAATAAAACAACTCCTGTATTCGATAATGATAATAGAGCGGCAAGACCTATTATAGAATTTAAACCTAACTTAAAACTTTTCAACTACGGTACAGAAAGTTTGGGTTCTGTAAACATTATTGATTTAACAGAGACAGATGCTTTAAGTAATGTCAATGGTGCCGCAAGTCACGAATATGACAGTTATCAAGTTGTTGACGGAACAAAAATTATTTTTGCAAATGATTCAGATCCTGATGTTAAAAATAAAATTTACACTGTTGAGTTTGTAGACTTACAAGATGATGGCACAGAAGAAATTAGATTAGTTGAACACACAACAAATATATTAACAGATCAATTAGTTGTTGTAGAAAATGGAACAACACAACAAGGTAAAGTTTATCATTACAATGGCACAAGTTGGATTGCTTCTCAACAAAAAACAAAACTAAATCAAGCACCGCTGTTTGACATTTACGATACAAATGGAAAAAGTTTCAGCGATACTGCTACATATAAGAGAACAACATTTGCAGGTACTAAAGTTTTTGCTTACGGTGTAGGAACAGGATTAGATGATGCTACATTAGGTTTTCCTTTGAAGTATCTCAGTATTGATAATATTGGCGATATTGTTTTTGAGAATCATTTATACACAGATACTTTTACATATGACATCACTGATATCAAAAAGAATATATCCGATGGCTTTGTGAGAAAGTACAGTGATAGAACTACATACACAAACGAAATTGGATGGACTACACATATTGATGAATATGTAGATGACCAAGTGTTTAATTTCACATACAACGGAACAAGTTTAATCCTTGATGTGATATTAAAAAGTAATTTAAATACTCCAAATATAAAAGTTTATATCGATGGTAAGTATTGCCCAAGCAGTGATTACACTGTTACTGAAAGTTTAGCAGACAACACAACAACTGTGACATTCGACATAGAAGTCACAACAGGTGCAGACATTTATGTAACAGCAATAAGTGATCAAAAGAGTCAAGTTGCTTACTACAGTATCCCATTCAACTTGGAAAACAATCCATTCAACGAAAATTCAACAGAATTTACGTTGGGTACTGTGAGAAACCATTACATTGAAATGGGACAAAACTTAATGAACCTAACTGGCGACATCAGTGGATCAAATAACAGTAGAGATTTACCCAACATTGAAAAGTATAGTAGAAACATCATTCAAAATAGTTCTCCTGTAATTCCATTAGCAAAATTTTTACACAGCGACAAGTTTGATTATTTTGCAAGTTTAGACTTTGCTAGTAACGCCTATGAAAAGTTTAAATTAAAAATTATTGATTACGTAAACAAAAATGACACGTATGATATGATTGCGTGTGATGTATTAGACGCGGCACTCAAAGAAATTAACATCGGTAAAAACAGTTTAAATGCCTATTACAAGAGCGATATGTTACCTGGAGCAACAACTCCAACTACAACCAAATACACAGTAACAGCAATCACAACTACAACATTTAATACTGAAGAAGTATATGATTTTACACAAGCAAATGGTAAAGCAATATTAGTATATATTAATGGAGTAATATTAACCAAAGACGAAGATTACACAGTCAGCACAGACAGTGCTAACATCACTGTAACAAAAACTTTAGCAGTTGGTGATGTGGTAACAATTAAAGAATATGATACAACTGTTGGTTCTTATGTTCCTAATACTCCATCTAAGATGGGATTACATCCAGTGTATGTTCCTAAAAAGTACACAGACAATTCATACACAACAGCAACTGAAGTTATACAAGGACACGATGGAAGCATCACAGTTGCTTACGGTGACTCACGTGATGATGTGTTATTAGAATTTGAAAACAGAATTTACAACAACATCAAAGTTGCAAGTGACAACTTGATTCCAATTATTGAGAGTGATGTTATTCCTGGTAAGTTTAGAACAACAGACTACACAGACGAAGAAGTAACAAGTATCTTAAGTGTCAGTTTCTTAAAATGGTTAGCATCTAATAGACTTGAATACAAAACACAAGACTACAATGCCGCAAACGAATTTACTTGGAACTATACAACTGCTGGAAGTATATTAGATGGAACAGCATTGAAAGGTCATTGGAGAGGAGTTTACAAAAACTATTACGACACAGATACTCCACACACAACACCTTGGGAAATGTTAGGCTTGAGTAAAAAGCCTACGTGGTGGGAAGATGAATATGGACCTGCTCCTTATACCAGTGGTAACTTGGTATTGTGGGAAGATTTAGAAGCAGGAAGAATCAAAGATCCAAGCAACACAAGAATAGACACAAGATATGCTCGTGCTAACTTGACTGATGTTATTCCTGTTGACACAGCAGGAAATTTAAAAAGTCCATTTGAAGCAATAGTAAACAACTACAACAGTGTAGACTTTAAAAAGAGTTGGGTGTTTGGTGATCAAGGACCAACAGAAACTGCATGGCGTAGATCAAGTTCTTATCGTTTTGCTTTACAAAGATTATTTGCGTTAACTAAACCAGCAAAATATTTTGCTCTGAATATAGACAGAGATTTATACAAGTACGATGATACTATTGGACAATACTTGTGGGATGGAAGATATAGATTAAACGCAACTGAAGTTGTGACACAAAAAGAAGACCAGCCGAAACACAGTTACACAAATTGGGTTGCAGACTATCACAACAACAATGGATGCGAATGTATTGAGATTAGTCAAGAACTAGCAAGAACTGATGTGAGACTTTGCTACAGAATGGCATCGTTTACAGACAAGAGTTACTTAAAGATATTCACAGATAAAAGTAGTCCTGATAGTTCAAACACAGGATTACAGATTCCTGATCAAAATTACAAGTTATTGTTACACAAAAATATGCCACTGGCTGAATTACAGTTTAGTTCGGTTATTGTTCAAAGAACAGCAGATGGATACAGTGTATATGGACACAGTAAGACACAACCATATTTTGAAATTTACAGAAGTGTAACAACTGCAAATGGATATGCAATTGGCGATTACATAGTCCCAACAGAATTTAAAAACACAGTTACAACAGTTCCATATGGATACGTGTTTACCAGCAAAGGTGCTGTTGTTGACTTCCTAGCAAGTTATGGTGCTTTCCTTGAAGACAAAGGAATGGTATTTGACGATACAGAAAATAGCACATCTCTAAATTGGGGACAAATGGCAGAAGAGTTTCTTGCTTGGTCTGGACAAGATTGGGGTACAGGTGCAATCATTAATTTAAATCCAGGTGCTATAAGTTTACAGTTCAACAAAGCATTATCAATTGTAGATGATATCACAAAGAACAATATCGATGCACTAGATCAAAATGGATTGCCATTATTAAAAGAAGATTATGCCATAACACGTCTGGATAATTCATTTAGAATTCAAACAGTTAACAACAAGTCAATTAATTTATTAAAAATTAAATCTATCAGTTACGAACATTTATTAGTATTAGATAACACAAGTATCTTTAACGATTTAATTTATCAACCTGTCACAGGATTAAGACAACAGCGTCTACGTGTTGTTGGCTTTAATACATTCGAATGGAATGGACAGTTAGATGCACAAGGCTTTATTTTAAATCAAGACAATGTTGAAGATTGGAAACAAGACACTTACTACACAATGGGTAGTATTGTTAAGTACAAGAATTCTTACTGGAGCAGTGTTAAGAAACTAGAACCAAAAGAGACATTTGAATTTGGCGACTGGAGAAAAATTAATTACGAAGACATCAAGAAAGGATTGCTTCCTAACGTTGCCAACAAGGCAGGACAAATCAGAGAATACTATAACAAGAAAACTACTAACTTAGAATCAGATGTTGATCTACTTGCTATGGGCTTACTTGGATACAGACCAAGAGATTATTTAAGCACACTGGATGATGTCAGTAGAGTCAATTTCTATACAAGATTTATTGCTGAAAAAGGTACAACATTAAGTGCAGATGTATTCAAGAATGTTGAGTTAGACAAACAAGTCACAGACTATGATATATTTGAAAACTGGGCAATCAAAGAAGCAACATTTGGTAACAGCGATAACAGAGTTTATGTTGAATTAGAATTAGAAAAGTCTAAACTTGAGAGTAATCCTACATTAGTAGAAGTTGTTGAAGATCAAAGTTCTATCACAGTTGTTAATGGAACCACAGTTGATACATCATCGATAACAGCAGACACAACAGAGCACACAGCAGACCCAGATAGAGTTGTTGAAGTTGTTAGAACCCCAAGTACTAAGAAACATCAAGTTATCAATGTAAGCGACATTTATGCTCAGTCAACTACACATACTAACAGTGATATATTCCCAATTAGAACTACACAGTTAACAGATACTAATTTACCAACTGCTGGTTTTGTGAATACAAATGATGTCGATATAGCATTGTTTGAAAAAACAGATCTAAATGGCACTAGTGGAATTGTTTTCTTGAATCAAGTCGAAGATGGAACAACTATTTGGGTTGCAAAAGACAACGTTTACAATTGGAATGTTTACAGAGCAGAACAAGTCGCAAACATAAAGTCTATCACAGAGAATGACACAGGTGTGTTGACTGTTGTATTTTATGACGCACACGAATTAGCAACTAACGAATGGTTAGTGATACAAGACTTAAGTACTGAAGTAAACGGTGCTTACAAAGTAACCAAAGTAAACAGCACGACAGAAATTGAAATTTCTAACACAATTGAATCAGCATATGTCCAAGTAACAGCAGATGCCAATGTAGTTACATCTGATTCTGGATTATACAGTGCAGACCATACAACAGGAAGTGTATACAGATTGGTAAGTGTTAGAGCAGAATCATATACAGATTTAAGTAGTGGTTATTTCTCTACATTAGCAGATGATTCGTTGGCTTGGGTCGATAACAATGCAGACGGTAAGCCAGCAGTTTATAAAAAGACAAGTGGAGATTGGACGCAATACAGAGTACAACAAGATGTTGTTGATACAAAACTAATTAGTAAGGCATTGATATATGACAAAACAACAGAAGTAACTGATGTAGATTTAGACTATATAGATCCATTAAATGGTAAATTGTTGGGTGATGCTCAAGAAAATATCGATTACATTACTATACAAGATCCAGCCATATACAATTACGATACAAGCCTAACTGGAGTTGTATGGGCAGAACAACACGTTGGCGAAATTTGGTGGGATATTTCAAACACAAGATTCCTTGATTACTATGCAAGTGATGAAAACTATGCAAGTAAAAATTGGGGTACACTGTTTCCTGGAAGCACAGTAGATGTTAGACAGTGGGTTAAAAGTTCTTTACCACCATCAAAGTATACAGGTGTTGGTACTGTAGTTGATGCAACAAAGTACACACAAGTATCAAAAGTTAATTCAGCAAATACAATTACACAAAATTATTACTTCTGGGTAACTGGCGTTGACAGTATTCAAAACAATAAGACATTGAGTTTGAATAATATAAAGACTTATATTTCTACACCAACTGCATCGGGAATACCGTATGCGGCATTTGTAGATAGAAGTACAGTGGCACTTTACAACGCAAACAAATATATTCTTGATGGAATACTACACATCTCTTACGATAAAACAGAAAGTAAGAACAGTGTGTTTAACGAATTTAAGTTAATCAAGAAAAACAACAAAAACAGTTTCTTAAGCGACAATACTTATTTAAAACTACAAGACAGTTTAATCGGTGGTAACAAAGTTGGTTTATCAGTTCCTGATAAAACACTCACACCAGTGAGTAGAGTAGGTGTTGGATTTAGGCCAAGACAGTCTATGTTTGTTGATAGATTTTCGGCATTAAAGTCATACTTAACTTATGTAAACAGTGTACTTGAACAACATATTATTTCAAACAACAAAGACTTTACACAACTCAACAAAGCAGAAGCAATGCCCGGAGAGTCAAGTGGTCAATGGGATAAGAAAGTAGCAGACTTAGATGAATTAGGATATCAAAATTTATTAACAGTTGCAGTTGGATACAAATACTTAGTGGAAGTCGACAGCGACAATCAAAGTGGTTGGAGTATATACGAAGTTGTTTCTGGTCCTGCATTACAACTGATAAAAGTTCAATCTTATGACACAACACGCAGTTGGAGTTATGTTGATTGGTACAAAGATACTGCGGCCCAAAACGCAATATTTGAAGCAATTGTTGATGACACATCTAAATTAACATCAGTAACAGTTGCTGACAGCAAGTACATCAAAGTAAACACAAACAGCGACGGTAAATTTGAAGTGTATCAATACACTGATGGAAATTACGAACGTGTTGGTTTAGAAGATGGAACAATAGCATTTAACAGTAGTATTTGGTCTGGACAATCTACGCAAGATAATATCACAGTTGACTCAAGTTTATTCACTGCAGACAACATTTACAACAGAGCAAGTGCCGGCACAGGCGGAAATGAATTACGTAATATTATCAAAGCGATCAATGAAGATTTGTTCACAGGCGATTTATTAATAGAACGTAACAAAGCATTAATGGTTGTGTTTGATTATATTTTATCTGAACAACAAAACATAGACTGGTTAACTAAAACAAGTTTCATTGACATTGAGCAAAAAGTCAGAGACCTAGCACAATACACAACATACAAAAAAGATGATCAAGAGTTTTTACAGAATTATATCAACGAGAGTAAGCCTTATCATACTGCAATCAAAGAATTTTTATTGAAGTACAGTGGAACAGATCAGTACAATGCAGATACATTAGACTTTGACTGTCCTGCATATTATGATACAACCTTTGGAAAATATATTAGTCCTGTTTTGGATTACGATGGGGTTGTATTAAAGTCAGATCAAAGTAACTTCGATGATGATGGAGTTGGACTCAAGGAAACAAATTACAACATCTGGGAATTAGATCCGTGGGATAATTGGTACAACAATAGACTACTAGATGTTAAGAGTTTTACAATTATAAATGCTGGTACTGGTTATACAGAAGTTCCTAAAGTTATTGTCACAGGTGGTGGAGCAACTACACAAGCAACTGCAACTGCTAGAATTAACAACAGTGGAAACATAATTGAGATTAACTTGGTTACAAATGGTGAAGGATATTCATCAACACCAACTGTAACAATTGAAGGCAACGGTACAGGTGCAATAGTAACACCTGTCATGCAAAACCGATTGGTACGTAACGTTGTTACAACATTAAAGTACGATAGATTAGAATACGATTACACAGTTGTTGATTGGACAAAGAATACAACACTGAGAACAACCATAGA